GAGCGCCGAAGGAAAGAAGAAGGATGTATATGAAAAATATATGATGAATGTTGAAGGGACTCATCTGAAACCGATGCAAAAGAAAAACCCCGGGTACATGCCCAAGTGTAAAGGATGTGGTTCACATGATCACATACACGATGAGAATTCGAGCGATATGATTTGTACAAAATGTGGAATGACAGATTACGTTCAATGTCAAGAGGTGGGTTTCAAGGAGGAACAGGATATGGAACGTCACGTTGTATATTCATATCGGCGTGAGAATCATTTCAATGAGTGGGTGAATCAGTTTCAGGCAAAGGAATCGACAAGTGTTCCAAAAGAACTGATTGAACAACTGCAAAATGAAGTGAAAAAGCAACGTATCAAAGACAAGTCAGACTTGACTCATCGCAAGGTTCGTGAAATGCTGAAGAAGATTCACATGAATAAATATTATGAACATGCACCCTATATCACAACGATTCTCAACGGGGTTCGACCTCCAACCATGCCTCAAGCCTTGGAAGACAGACTTCGACTCATGTTTGGTCAAATTCAGAAACCATTTGAGAAACATTGTCCGGAGAACCGTAAAAACTTTTTGAGTTACAGTTACGTGTTGTACAAGTTTTGTGAATTACTGGGCGAAGATCAATACCTGCCGTGCTTTCCACTATTGAAATCCAAAGATAAATTGTATCGTCACGATGTCATTTGGAAGAAAATTACCGCTGACCTTGGATGGGAGTATGTAGCCACATGCTGAAACTCCCAACCCAAATTTAAATCTCCTCCACCTCAAGTTCGTTCCCTGAATTTGGAAAGTTGATGAGTACACCCTCGGAGAGTCCGAGAAGACGCATGTACATGCGTGTCTGGACCCGATGTTCGTCTTTTAGGGTTTTGACCGATTTCAGTTCAACGATAATACGCGAATCAATAATCAAGTCTGCTCGAATGTTTCCAATTGCGTGGTCATCAAACACAATTGGAACGATTCGTTCAGTTTGGTATGGGATGCTCAGTTGACGCAGTCCAACCTCCATGGCATTGTGGTAGACGCGTTCAGAATATCCAGGACCGAGTGATCGCCATACTCGCCCTGCAATCGACTTGACGTGTTCCTTCATGATGTATCTTCGGGTGGACGGTTTAGGTTGAAAATAGGCATATTCGCTTGCTGCACGTTCTCACCAGAGCCATTCTTTTTGTAAAAGCGCTTCTCGAAAACTGGAAAGCCGCGGTAAACCACTGGAAACATCATAGCATCAAACTTGGAGTTTTCGAGTGTCGTCTGAATGGATGCAATGATTTGTACGGGTAGGACATCTCCAGCTTTGAGAACAAACACCCAGTCTTTACTGGCACACTCAACTATATCCACAATCTGATCTTCTGGAGCTACAAGACGGTTAAGTTGGTCGTGATGAATTAAATTTGCCGTTACAAAACTTACAGGTACGACAGTCACGTCAGTTGGACCCTCGTGGATGCGAACTCGGTCGATCCAGTACTGCATCTTTTCTATTGTTTCTTTTAATCTCCGTTTTAACTAGAAGATGGAGACAATCTTGTACGTCGACTCGCGACAGCGGGACGTGACGCAGTTTCCATCCGGAAATTCATACACGCTGTTTCTTCAAACACCTATGCACAACGTGGAGCGCATCGACCTCGTGTCTGCAAAAATACCAAACACCGTGTACAACTTGACGAACGGATCAAACGTTCTTAACTTTTCGGCAACTTCAAATGTTTCATTCAACCCTGGATTTTATTCGGTATGTTCAATTGTTGATACATTCAACAACTCGGAACAAGCTTCGAATGTAATGATGACATATCTGGATGCCGAAGGACGTTTCATATTTACAGGAAACTTGACATCGGTGACGACACAGACGCAAGAAATTGCAGACATTCTTGGTATTCCTCTGGGAACAATTGCATCGAACCCAATTGCATCGAATCCTGTGTACGCCGGGCTTTTCCCAACTGCAAATGCCTACGTGGTGTCAAGCAACATTGTAAGTCTCGAAATGAATGATTATGTATGGCTTGATGTTGAAGAGTTTCGAACACCGTTGACAACTGATGCTCGAAAACTGATACTCAATCCACAGGGGGTGTACACAACAACCGGAAATACGTCGGCGCGTTCATTTGCCATCATTCCACTTGATGTACCATCAGGTGGAATCAAAGCATTCAAGGAAGAGACTGATTATCGCGTGTCTGTTGTGTTTCCTTCGCGGTTGGATTCACTCGACAGACTGACTGTGAGTTGGCTGGATCGTGACGGCGTTCCTCTCAATTTCAGAGGACTTGATACGAATTCATTTACGCTACGGGTGTACACAGTGCATGTACCGGTTACACCTGAACGCCCTGAGAGTTTACCACCACCAGTGCCGTTTGAAAAGGATAATCAAAAGATTGTGTGGGGTGCTACTCTCGCACTTGTCATTGGGTTGATTATTATCATTCTTATTGGAAAGAAGCGCTGAAGGACTAGACAGAAATCTCATTGGCAATAGACATGCCACGGATAACTCTCTGCTCCTTTTGTGTCGTCTCACCTGGGACGCGGACACCACCACCCATTGTCAACAATAGAATAACTAACAGAGCAAGGAGAGCAATGAGAATAGCCTTCTTCATTTATAAAGGTTTAGAATTTAGTGCGGACCCAGGCGGCATTCTTGAGAACTGTATTCTTGGCGTGTGGTGATGTACGCTTCAGATATCTGGCGAGTACCTGGAGACGACGGAAAACTGCGAGTGGTGAGTTTTTGTGCATGGCAATTCGCAGAGACTTGTATCGGTTTGAGTTGGATGCAGACACAGAGTAACCGTACAGCTTACCTGGGGTCAACGCGGGCAGGATGAATGGACCTCTGCCTGGCAGTCCGCGGTTGCGGATGAGAGCGGACTTGACGCGAACTGTACCACCTGAAATACGACGAGTGTACGCTTTGTGGCTCGGGCTCGCTGGAACACTAATCGTACGACGGTACATATATGCGCGACGAATAAGCATTGTTATTTTGGGCGCAGATAAAAATTTCAATCCAGGTCAAAACAAGAATGAAGTACGTTGTCGCTGACTTTGAGTCGACGGCTCAAAAGATTATTCATTCTATAAGCTTTGTTCCTGTGCATGTAAAGGAGTCGAAGGAGTGGGTGTCGCACGGACGTGGCGTACAAGCAGAGTTTCGTAAAAATCGTTCCATCACTCGAGGTGTATTACGAACCATCTTCATACGCGAAGCGCTCGACGATCCTTACGTGAGTGAAAATCCAAATGTACAAGCAAAGCTTGGACGTACAATTGTTCATGGAGGTTCCTCAGAGGTTCTTCCATTTCGTGATGCACTGTGTGAGTTTATGCACACGGTATGGGAACAGGGGGATGGGAATTGGCTCGCACACGCAATGGACAATGAGCTCGAGATTCTAAATGTAACCGACACGCACTTCAAAACCAGGTTGTTTCCTAAAAATCTCCGAGCATTTCCGGATCACTCGACAATTCCCGGGTGGTCGAAAATTTCCAAGGTGTGTACGCAGCACCTTCTCACGACGCGATGCCCGGAGTTTTTCTTGGACTATACACGATGGATGACTATGAACGGATGGACAAACATGAAGTTTTCCGCACGTCTCGAGGATTTTGTGCGATTTATACAAGATAATCGAGACTATACCCAAAAGCACATTGCACCGTGTGATGTCATTGATCTGTGTGATGTTCTCGCACTGGCTCATCCAGTCCTGGATGGCAAATCGTACATGATTTCACAGCCCGTGTCAAAGTGGAGTGGTATCCAAATGAAAACAGCTTCAACTTCGTCTCTGTAGAAATTTCAAAATCAAACAGTTGAAACTTGGACATGTCCACGTCAATTGTAGGAAATGTGTATTTATGCCGTAGATGCATTGTTGTATAAAGAATACTTGTGACGTAGGATTTCAGATTGGTCGTACTGTAACATAGTTCTTCGTTGAACCACACTGACCGCATAGTCTTCACATCATTCTTCCCTACAAAAACAGACGCTGGTGTCTCTTCCATGGTTCCACCGTCAATGTACCTATGCTCGTCACGTTCCACTGATGCAAATAAAAATGGAACTGCGATGGTCATACACAGCGCATCTATGATTGACATGTTCGGAGTCGTTTCACGTGAAAAGTATTCTGTCCGTCGCAAGTTGACACAGTACGCGCTAATGTGCAACGTGGGCATGTTTGGGCGAAACGCGTGGAGTTGTTCAAACGTCAAATCTTCTTGACTGAAAAATACACGAATAATGTCGACAATGACGTTCCTAATTTTCTTGTGACTCACGAGACCGAAATGCTTCAAGAATAATCGAAGGTTTGGTTTCATGATGGTGTGAATTGGAATTTCCAAAGAATAATCAAGGATCGTCTTGATGTTTCCTTCGGCGACAATGTAAAAGAATGCGAGCAAACCACCGGCACTTGCACCTGAAATTTCTTCGAGATTGTCAAGTTCTTGACAATCTCGAAGTGCACCGAGTGCACCGAGAAACGCAAAATATGTCATTGCACCTGGACCGATGGCCAGGTACTTCATGTATAAACTATGTGTCTAAACTCTATTTAAGGCTCAACATATAAAGAGTTGAACGAATGAGGGCTGTGATCTCATCCTGAATGTTCTTCAGGTAGGTATCCTTGGGGAGACGCATGGCACGAATGCGGGTGAGCAGCATGCGAAAGTACAGTTTGGGGTTACGTGCAATGGTGCGACGACCCACGACAATTTTACGGAAACGACCGTATTTTCCCATGTACGCCTCTGCGTAGCTGTCAAGCAGAGGGACAATACCCTCGTAGTACGCCTGAAGAGCCTTGTGCTCTGCGAATGATTTAGTCGTCAGATGGAAAGCGTGGGACTGCGTTCGTGAGTTCATGAGAAGACCCACATACTTCTGTCCATTCATTTAATAGTAAGATGCGAAATTCTTACGAAGGAAGGAGAAGACCAGTGCAAACACCAGTGCGTGCACGCCTGTAGACAGGAGTGTAGACTGTCCAGACATCCAGATGCCCTTGGTGCTTGGTGGCAGAGTCAGCAGCACACCTGGCGTCAGCAGCACAAACAGCACGGCTGGCACAATCAGATCTGCTGGGCGCAGGGACACCTTCAGAACGAAGCGAGCAATCAGGTAGTACACAAGGGACAGCACCAGGGCATGCACCAGGACTGGGCTTGGACCCACGCGCAGGAGCAGTCCTGGTGTCAGCAGAGCAAACAGAATTGTTGGAGTCAGAATCTTGGGACCAGTGATATCCATGGATACTATTTATTGAGAAAAGATTCGGACAAACTCGGCAAAGTTATGGAAGGTTGCCTTGTTCATGAGTGTGTTGGACATGTGATTGTCCTCGAGGTATTGACGAAGAGACATCCACATATTCAGAACATCCTCGGAGTGCCAATCGTGCCACTCTGATGGATCGAGCACGAGCTCACGATCCTCCTGTTCGTCGTACGTCTCATCGAACGCATCGGCATCAAAGAGAGCGTCATCGCGATACTCGTTGTTAAACCCCATTGTACTTACTTTTCTTACGGGTTTAGTCCTTAGACTGTTTTACCGTAATTGTATTGCGCTCCTTGACTGGAGCAGAGTCCAAAATTGCCTGAAACACCTGCTCGACGCGCGTCTCGTCACCACCGAAATAAGCACGCAGACCAGTCAGAATTACATTCTTGGTGATACTGCCGCGCGTCTCCTTGGTATGCAAGGAAACCTTCTCCTGATTCACCTTGACCGTGTCAACATCCTGGGTCTCTTTAATCTCTTTCATGTGTCCCTGAACCTGTGCACGCAGCTCCTTCTCACGCTTATTCAATACAGCCATGTCTTTCCGTGCAGCAGACAGCTGATGCTTCAAGGAAAGCCACTCGGTCATAATGGCTTTAAACTCGTCCATTATTGATATTTAGAGTTGTTTATTTTTTAAGTCTGTCGTTCTGCGACTTGTTCCGTTTACTTCTCGTAGTTGTTCTCAATCTCAAACTTGGGACGCATGGTGTCTGGGGGAATTGTGGACAGGTTAAAGATGCTCACTGCCTCACGGGGATTGGGTGGCTCGGAGCGGAAATCGCGGTTTGCGTTACGCAGGTTACCGCCGATCGTCTCTGGGAAACCAATCTGAGCACGGGGATCCAGGAAGTTTTGTCCAGACAGAATTGCGTCTGGGGAAAACTGACCGAAATCCTCCGTCGTCACCACCTCCTTGGGAATCAGACCCACGTTGGTATTGTCGTACACTGGCATGTCGACTGTGCGAACACCGGAACCACCCATATCAAATGGAGCGGGCTCATCCACAGATGTGAACGTGCCACCTGGAGCAGAGATGTGACCACCGCCCTGCATAATACGGGGACCGTCGCTTGCTGGTTTATTATCAACTGGGGAGGCACCAACTGGCTCGTTGTCTGATGGCTCGTACCCACTGCGCTTCTGGGGATACAGAACCATGAGTGCGATCAAAAACAAAAGAACCAGAATTGCCAGACCTTTGCCGTCCATGTTATAATAGAACTATACTTTTTTTTTAGTCGAGATAATCTGTTGGGTCGTCCTCCTCCTCCGCCTCTGGCTCGTCTGTAAACTGAAACTCAATTGGATACTTTTTTGGCTTGGGTCCTACGCGCTGACGAACCTGTACTACGCGCCAGATTGGACCGAACGAACGCTTCAGAAACCAGAGACCAGCCAGTTCAAACAGAAAATCGCATGCTCCTGAAATTTCATCAATTGGGTTTTTCTGAGCGTCGAAAAACGTCGCCACCACCTGACCCTTGATCGCCGCCAGTGATGCAGTGAGCTCACCGTCAACAGACAGACTCGCCTGGTACGCCGAACGAATCGTCTCAGCAGAAATATCCTTCCCAAACCACTCGAGCTTATTCACCTCCGCCTGACTGAGAAGCTCGTTGTCAATACCTTCAAACAAAGTTTTTGAGGGCACCTTCAGAGTCACCTGGCGTGACTCTTTCGTAATGGTACCGTCAACGGGAATGTTATTCACCTGGTGGAACACACGATCATTCCCCTTGGAAGTCACCTTGAGGAAGTAACGTCCATCTGGGATCTTTACCGGGGTTCCGTACTCCATTGTGCACAAAAAACAAACCTAAGCTCTAAGTAGAAATGAGCTTGGGTGTTTGCCCAGAAGGCTACGTTGAATTACCAGTGGATAAAACGAGGTGTAGACGTCCAACTGGTTCAGCTGTGACAGTTCTCAAAATATGTCCAGCAGGCACCACAATCAGCGTCAGTGGATTGTGCCTTTCAAATGTACTTGCAACTGTGCCTGCAACGTGCCCTTCGGGATATTTTCCAATTCCGAATGATTCGTCAAATTGCTCCACGTCAACGAGTTCGACTGTCGTGAAAAGAATATGTCCCACTGGGTACGTCTTACAGGAGAACGGATTATGTGGAACTGGAAATACGTACACGACAACAGGTCCGACGTATTGTGGTCTTCAGTACAAAGGAAAGGGCTGTAAGTATCTCGCACAAGTCACTCCAGGTATAACGGCTGCAACTGGAACAGAGTCTGGTCCGAACATGATTTGTGCTTTCCAAGAAGGTGATGCTCAATTTCCATGTGACCCTGGATGTTGTCTGACAGCAGACGAAGACGAAGACGAAGACGAAGACGAAGACGAAGACGACACTTCAGCAACGGAAGAACCCGCATTTCCGATATGGTTAATTATATTATTGATTGTTCTCGGTGCCATTGTACTTGCTATTTTTGCTGCATGGGCAGCCAAAAAAATGTCACGCAGAAGTAGTAATGGAGTCTAGTTACATGGAATTGTGGAAAGTTGTAGAGGACTCTGGGGCTTACACGTTTATAAAGGAAACGCCGGTGTACGGTGGGTTTATGGTATGGCACATGATACTTTTTATGGTTCTCGGTCCAATGCTGACATGGCCGATGCTCATACTTTTGATGCTTGTGTTCAGTACACAGACGGTAAACCTATTTAAAGGGGTGAAGAGCTCAACAAGTAGCAATGGCTGATACTGTTACCCTGCAGACTATCATCGACGAGATTAAGCTTCTACGTAAGGATGTACGCAAGGTTAAGTCTCTGATTGAGGACCCTAGCGGTGAGAAGGCAAAGGCTCGTTCCACCACCAACGGCTTCAACAAGCCTCTGGACATTTCCGAGGAGTTGCGCAAGTTTCTTAAGATGGCTGCTGGTGAGCAGATTTCTCGCTCTCAGGTGACTAAGAAGATGAACGAGTACGTTACTGAGAAGGGTCTGAAGAATGGGCAGAACATCAATCTGGATGCATCTCTGAAGTCTCTGCTGGATCCTCCTGCCGATGTGCAGGTGACGTTCCTGAACATTCAGAAGTATATCAACAAACACTACATCAAGGTGGAGAAGGATGCAGAGGCACCCAAGACGCCCA